GAAAACGATTCTAAGGAGAATCTAATGAACAACGAAATCCAACGATTCGATTTTAAGGGCGCCTCATTGCGCACCTTGACCGATGAGGCGGGGGAGCCCTGGTTCGTCGCCAAGGACGCGTGCGACATCCTCGAATTGAACAACGTCACTGAAGCTCTTCGTCCTCTTGATGATGACGAAAAGAGCAACTTCAGAAATTCTGAAGTTGCTCAGAATGGAGGTCGTGCGCCTCTCATCATCTCTGAGCCAGGCCTGTACAAGCTCATCATGCGCTCGCGGAAGCCGGAAGCTCACGAGTTCCAGCGTTGGGTGACGCATGAGGTGCTTCCTCAGATTCGCAGGACCGGCGGCTACATTCCCGCCACGGACGCGGATGATGACATGACCATCCTTGCGAAGGCCGTGATGATCGGCCAGCGCACCATGGAACAGCAGCAGCGGAAGATCGCCGAACAGCAGACGCGCATCGTGGAACTGGAGCCGAAAGCGCGGTTCGCGGACGCCGTAGCCGCGTCCGACGGCACGTGCCTGGTCGGCGAGCTCGCGAAGATGCTCCGGCAGAACGGGATGGACATCGGCCAGAACAGACTGTTCCGTCTTCTTCAGGCTGACGGGTATCTCGGCAAGTCCGGTTCGAATCGCAACGTGCCGACACAGCGTGCGATGGATCTCGGCCTGTTCCGCATCAAGGAGACCACCGTCACCCATGCGGATGGGCACACCACGGTCAGTCGTACTCCGAAGGTCACGGGCAAGGGGCAGCGCTATTTCATCGACCGGTACTGGGGTCGCGCTCAGCCGTCGTTGGAAGCGGGTGCGTGATGGGTGTCTATGAAATACGCCGCCGCCAGCTGAGGAACGGATCCTACACCGGCGGCGACTACACCAGTACCGTCAAGGCGGCAAGGCTCACCTACGGACTTGGCGAATCAACAACTTCGTCTCATCAACGGATTTATCCAGAAGCGTCATCGCATACGCGAGATCGTTCAATCCCTTCGCAAGCTCACGCTGCGAGTAATCCGTCGTCGAATTGGAGGCGTTGTTGAAATGCGTTTGCGCGGAATAAAACCAGCTTGTCGCATTACTCATAATTCTTCTCCTAACTGTTCGGCCCGCACGTCGGAAATGCGGGATGACACCGATTTTAGGAGGGGGCCGGGCGGTTCTCCTAACGCCGCCCGGCATCACACACGCAAAGGAGGCGCGTGATGTCAGGAGAGGACCTTCTTTCGCTTCGCATAGCCGAAGCCCTGCTGGCAGTCGCAGGTGCGGCGTACCCCGAGTTCGCTGGTCCAGACGATATGGATTCCGAGTCTGATGTATGGCGTGCCGATGATCCCGCTTCTGCTGAGACTGGCGGCTTCTTCCTGAAGCTTCTCCATGAAGAGGTCGTTTTCGAGCGGAAGCTCGCCGAAAGCGGCCATGTGGACGCGCCGCTCGTCGGCAAGGGTCTGGCCGTCGTATCTGATGACAACATGCACGTCTCGTGCCTCGAGTGCGCAGTCGTTGATGACAATGATGGCGGAATCATCCGCATCCAGCCAAGCGGCCCACTGGTAGACGGTCTGATCGGCGCCGGTGTCGAGAGACCGCTTGGCGATCAGATTCGCGTGTTCGCTTATCTCGTTCGCGTCGGATGCCAGCTTGTTGGCCTTTTCTGCGATGCCGACGGATTTCTCAGCGGTTCCGTTCGCCGTCTTCGCCAGCTTGTTCGCCTGGCGTGTCTGGAAGAGGGCCGCGCATCCGGTGGCGCAACCGATGGCGGAGATTACGAGGCTGACGATATTGGAGCAATCCATGGAACCGATTCTAACCGCAAAGGAGACGCGTGATGGTCTTGCAGAACGAGCTCAAGGATGCGAGCCGTATCCCGTTGAAGGACAGGCTCGCATGGACCATCCCGCAGGCCGCGAGCCTGTACGGGATCGACTACGACGGCCTCCGACAGGCTGTCAACCAGGGCGACATAGACACGTTTCGTCCGCCAAGCAAACGAGGAACGCCTTCCCGCCGTCACATCAGACGCGAGGAAATGGACCGATACGTCAAATCGTTGGAGGAGTAAGCATGAACGACATTCGCAAGGAGCTGTGATGGCACTCAGGAGAATCGACGCGGAAACGCTGCTGACACCACCCGCGCCGCCGAAGGACACGGTGATCATGTTCGGCTTGACCGGCTACGCGATTCGCGTCACGGGCAAGGGCGCCAGCCTCATGGAGCTCGACGTCGACGGAAGCCAGGAGCTGGCGAGCATCGGGAAAGACCAGGCAAGGAAATTCATTCAAAGCATCGGAGGCGCAAGATGACGGACAACGATTATCGCATTGAGGACAGGTTCGAAAAGGGGAGGCCGAACTACACGCTGCGTCGTGTGAAGTTCGCGGCCGCCGTGGTCGGTCTGGTCGTGAGCGTGACGCTCATGCTCACATGGCATGGCGGCGGTCTGACGGGCGCGCTTGTGGTTGAGGGCGTGTATCTGGCCACGGCCCTGTGGCTGACGGTCAGGTTCGCTCCACGCGATGACGTGGATGGCGACGTCTGACCGTATCCGCCGGCGTACAAGGATGCGGACGGATGGCGGAGGCGTGGGTCTCTTCATCTCACATTGCATTTCACGCATTCACTCTCACGTCTTCCGCCGTCACGCCGTCCGCTGTGGGTTCGAATCCCGCCGCCGGCGCTTGGCCGGACCGTCAACGCCGCCCGCATCCCCGCTTCGTTCAGCTTTCTTGGTGGTGTGGGAACGATGGGCGCGATTATTTGCTGTCATGGCGCCCAGCGGTCCGGCTCATATCAATCAATCTCATATCAATCAAGGTCAAGGGAGGAATCGATGAAGGAGATTCTGCCGCATTGGCATTTCAGTCCGAACGCTCCGGTCAAGGACGTCGGCATGAAGGGGATGACGCGTGGCGACAGGGCGGTGGCTGAGGCGTGCCGTCGGGCGATGGAGACCGAGGCGTGGAAGGAGCTGGAGATCCTCGAATCGGTGGGCGTGCGTTTCAACGGACTGGTGGGCCGGTTCGTGTCCGAGGTGGCGTCTCCGGTGTTGGAGGTGATGCCTGGTGACAGTTTCCATCAGGGAGCCGCCGCGCAGTTGACGCACATGGTGAAGACCAGGGATGGTGGCGAGACCATCCGCATCATCAAGACTCTCGCCGTGAAAGGTAGGTTCTAATGGCTGGTGAGACGATTATCGCGGTGGTGGGCAATCTGACCGCGGATCCTGAGTTGAGGTCGACGAAGAACGGTCGGAGCGTGGCTGGGTTCACGATCGCGTCCACTCCTCGCACGTTCGACAGGCAGTCGAATCAGTGGACCGACGGGGACGCGTTGTTCCTCCGCTGCACGGTGTGGGGTGATCTGGCCGAGCATTGCGCCCGTTCCCTCGCCAAGGGCATGCGTGTGATCGCCCAGGGAAGGTTGACCCAGCATTCGTGGGAGGACGAGCAGCATCAGAAGCGTTCTTCCATGGAATTGCAGGTGGACGAGATCGGCCCTTCCTTGCGGTATGCGACGGCGCAGGTGGCCAAGGCGCAGAGGGGTACGGCTGGAGCGTATGGGAATCCGGCTTCCATGCCGGCGGGCTATACGGGCGGAGCCACCGCTGCCGGTGCCTCGTTGCCGCCGTCCGACCCATGGGGCTCGCCACAGGGTGAATCGTCGTCGTTTGGTGATTTCGGCAAGCCGGAATCCGAACCGGAATTCTAAGGAGGAATCATGGGCATCACCATAGAGGATCTGCCCGTCGAGGATTTGCATCCGAATCCGAACAATCCACGCAGGCAGGTGGGCGACGTGGCCGATCTGGAGGCGAGCATCCGCTCGCAGGGCATCAAACAGCCTCTCCTGGTCACGCCGACGGGAGAGACCGACATCGACGGGCATGCGCAGTACCGAGTCGTCATCGGCCATCGCAGGCTCGCCGCCGCCAAACAGGCCGGACTTGAGTCCGTGCCGGCGATCATCGAAAGGATGGACGCGCGGAGGGAACGCGAGGTCATGCTGGTCGAGAACTCGCAACGCTCCGATTTGACGCCCATCGAGGAGGCCGACGGCTATCAGGGGCTCCTCGATCTAGGCGTGGGCGTCAAGGAGATGGCCGAGAAGACGGGACGCAGCGACCGGTTCGTGCGCCGACGGTTGAGGATCGCCAGAATCCCGCAGGAGACGCGCGACATGTCCGCCGATTTCAGCCAACTGTCGCTCGACCAGTTGGACAAGCTCGCCGAATTCGAATCCGACCCCGACATGCAACGCGAGCTCGCACGGTCCACCGACTTCGAATGGACATACCGAAGGCTCGTCAGCGAACGCGACAAGACGAAATGGTGCGGTGAGGCCGACAAGGCGCTCGCGAAGGCCGGTGTCAGGGTCGAGTCCTTCCCGGACGGGAAGAACTATTGGACGTTCGAACCGCGCGGCTACAGGCGGCGCACCGTCATTTCCTCCACTCGGGATCCGTTCTGGAAGCAGTTCACGGGCGAGGATGGGTGGCCGGAATTCTGCGTCTTCAAGAACCACGGCGACTACTGCCTGTACGAGCCGATTCCACTCGACCAGCTCGAATGGGCTGAGAGCGCGAAAGCCGAACGTCAGGCCATCATGGCACGGGGGAAGGAACTCGACCGCAAGGCTAGGGACTTCGAGGCGATTGCGAGGGACACGCGTTTCGCATGGCTGAAAACCAACCTCCACACGCTCGCCCGCGAACAGACAGTGGCGGGAATCTGCGAACTCGCGCTCGCTGAGACGGTTGGCTGGCATTCGATGTTCGTGGGCCAGCGCCTCCATGGCGAGGGTGTCGTGGAGGCGCTCATCGGTTTTGGATGGAATCTGCCGATTACTGAGCATGACGGCGACCACTGGTCGTTGGAATGTAAGGAGAACCTCGACCAGATCCGCATGGTGTTGAGGGACAGGCCGCTGCGGATCCTCGACGTGCTGGCCGCACGCCAGGAGGACAACGCCGATTGGCGTGCGTGGCGCACCATGCGCGGCGTTGATGAGATGTGCGTCTGGTACGGCGCATTGGAACACCTCGGATACCAGCCCAGTGCGGAGGAACGCGAGGCACTCAAGGGCGCGATGGTCGAAAAGGAGCAGGAATCATGAGTATGAAGGCATTGGAGTGGGCCATGTACGACGTGCCCGCCGAAATGGCCAAAGGGTCTCTTCTCCGCATCCTCCTCGCGCTCGCCGACCACGCCGACACCGAAGGCCGTGGCGCGTTCCCATCCCAGAAGCGCCTGTGCGCTCTCACCGGGTACAGTCGCCGCACCATCCAGCATGGATTGCACGACCTGGAGGCATCCGGATTGATCGTCAAGGGCGACCAGAGGCTCACCGAACACTACGGACGCCACCGTCCGATCGTATGGAACCTCAGCATGGAGGATTTTAGAGGCGCAAAAACTGCGCCCCTAAAAAAGAACGAATCCGAGGCGCAGCATACTACGCCCCAAAACAGCCAAGAGGCGCAATTAGGGGCGCAAAAAACAGCCGTTAGAGGCGCAATTAGGGGCGCAGTATCACTACGCCCAAACCTATATAAGGAAGAAAGTTATATAGAACCTAGAGAGAGTAACGCGCGCGCGAGAAAACCAATCCCAATACCAGCCGACTGGAAACCCTCTGAGGAACACCGGGCGCTCGCCGACCGGCTCGACATCGACTGTGACACCGAAGCCGACAAATTCCGCGACAGGGCCCTCGACTCGGGAGCCCGCTCGGCCGACTGGAACGCGAAATTCCGCAACTGGCTCGTCAAAGGCAAGGAACGCGGATTCGCCACGCCAAAGGATTCCAACGCTCGCCGACGGTATACGTGGGGCAGCGAAGAGGTGAAACGCGTTCTCGGCCCGATCGCCTGCGAGGGCACGGACACGTACATGGAGCTCGCATGCAAGGTCGCCGACCTGCTCAACCAGGGCGTGGACCCGGACATGCTGCGCCGTCAGCTCGCGAACGTGCCCGGCGACGTATTGGCCGAACAATTGTTCGAACAGGAGGCGGCGGCATGAACGCCATGACCATCGCACACATGGCCGGCATCCTCACCTCGGCCATCCAAGCCGCCGACCGATTGGAACTCGACGCGCTCAAAGGCCCGGCGCTCGCCGATATGGACCTTGACCGCATCCGCGATATCAAACGCGACTGCTCGACCTGCATCAACCTGCTCGACCAGTTCGGAAGGGAGCGACGATGAGCGACCGGCAATTCCAGGAATCGAAACGCATCGCCTTGCAACGTCAGGGCTGGCATTGCATGCGTTGCGGACGCAACCTGCACGACCCGAGCGTCTGGCCGGGCAGGAGCGGCCACCACAGGCAGTTGCGCCGTCGAGCCAGCCCCGCCGTGCGTGACCTGCCGTGCAACATCGTCGAACTGTGCGGGTCGGGCACGACCGGCTGTCATGGTTGGGCGCACGCTCATCCGGCCGAGGCGGAACGGTTCGGCTACATCATCCCGAGCTGGCGTGATCCGCTCAACGCGCCGATACGCGACTGGAACGGCGACTGGTGGTGGCTGCTGTCTGATGGCACGGCGCAACGGCTCACGCAAATCGAGATCATCGAATGGCAAAGCGATTGGAAGGAAGAATCATGAGGAAACAGGACGAAGACCTGAACGTGAAGCCGGAGGCGCTGCTCTGGCTTGATTTCGAAACGACCGGCACGGACAGGGATAACAGTCTGCCGTTGGAGGTCGGCATGGAATGCACGGACGTGCTGGGCGAACATTCGTATGGATCCCTGCATCGCATCATCAGACCGGACTATCTCAACCTGTTGGACATGAGCCCGATAGCGTTCTCCATGCACACGGACAATGGATTGCTGTTCGAACTGTTGAACGGCTCGAACAGCAACGACAGCGTGGGCGCTGTGGCGAACGCGGTGGAGGAGTATCTCGACTCGCTCTCGCAACGGTTCACGCTGGTTCCGGCGGGCACGAACGTGGATTTCGATCTTGATTTCCTGAAACGTCTGAACCTCAACCCGGACGCGTGGCTGAGCTACAGGAAGTTCGACCTGACCACGTTGAGGCGCTACATCAGGTTCCTGGATTGCCCCGAGGATCCGTACAAGGCGCATGACGGTTCGCATCGGGTGCGTGATTGCATCCGCCGTGACATCAACGACTACCGGTGGTATCGCAAGCTCCTGAAGGGAGCATGGTGATGACCGTCATTTCCATGATGTTCCTGTGCGCGGCCGTCCTGGTCGCTTGGATCGGAGGCAGGCCATGACGGTCCAGAAGCATATGGCGTGGCGGTGCCGGAATCCCGCCGACCTGATCGGCCGTCGATGCATCGCACTCACCCACAATGACGTCACGTTGGACGGCCCATTGGATCTGATCCGGTTGAGCCCGGTCCACGCGGTCCTGAAATACCAAGGCATCGGCCTGCACGTCATCGACTGCGACCTACGCCACCATACGAACAAAACCTCGGACGGCATCCGTGCCGTCGTCATCACGGAAAGCAAACCATGAAACACACCACATCACATGCCAGGAAATGGCATAGGACCAGTCCATGCCCCTACTGCGGCACGAGAAAACCCGGCATCGAACCCTACGCCCGGATCATCGGAGCCACGATGCGCTGCATCTGGATCGCCAAATGCCAAGGATGTCCGAACGCCGTCTGGATCACCACCCCGGACGACGACATCAAAACCGCGATCCGCGGATGGAACCGATACGCCAACGGCGAATAGCGCAAACACCAGGAGGAAACGAAATGAGAAAAACAACACGCATCACACTCGCCATCACCGTCATATGCATGGCGCTCGCCGGATGCGGGAGCGCGTCGGAGCCTTCCACGCCAGCGCATGCGGTCAGGTCCGTCGACTCGCAGTGCTCCGCCGTGGCCGACGGATTCACGGAATGGGCCGACGGATTCACGGAATGCGTCATCACCCTGACCGACACGAGGCAAGTGGACTGCATCGTCTACTCGGGCTACAAGCAGGGCGGCCTGTCCTGCGACTGGAGCCATGTGAGCGGAGCCGACAAGGAGCCGGCAAGATGAGCTACCGGGAAATCCATGAGCTGTTCGTCGTCTGCGACGAGTGCCATACAAGCCTTTCCGTCGATGACGCGACCTACGAGGACGCCGACAACGAGGCCGTCGACCACGGCTGGCAATGTGACGAGTTCCAAGGCAGGCACTACTGTCCGCTCCACTGGCACGTCGAATGCCATGACTGCGACATCACCGACAGTGGAGCGCCGGACGAACTGGAAGCCGCGGGATGGCACATCGACCGAGATTATCCATGCGACAGCCTCTGTCCGAACCACCGTCATCTCTCATGCCGCGAATGCCGCAAGTGGGATGTCGGACCGCTGCATCGGCTCGAATACGAGGGATGGCAGGTCAACGCCGCAGACCTCGATGACAGCCTTTGTCCGGAATGCTTCAAGGCGAGGAAGGAAGTGAAATGAGTTTCGATACACACGTTTTCTTTCGTGCGAAATGTGACTATCCGGGCTGTAACGAGAGATTTGAATCGACGTATGACTGGTTCTTCGACCAAGCCGACGCAACAGACGAAGTCTGTGACGCATGGGACTGGATCTGTCTCTCCACGGCTCGTGGCGACCCAAGGTATTTCTGCCCAGACCATGTCCATTTCGAGGACGGGCCGATTTACTTCAATGCCGACAATCCCGAATATCAGCCTTCAGAAGAAAGCTTGCGCGCCTTCTATGCGGATGTGGACACACTGCAACCATTGCCGCGCCCGGAGTGCGAGAAGACCATTCTCGCCATCCTGCGTGAAGAACCATTGGAAGAAACCAAGGATACGAAATGAGAGCCATCCTGAGCATCCTTGCGATTCCGTACATTCTCGCGCTCTACACGGCGTTCGCCATCCTGGAACACCACGAGAAGAAAGCAGGTAGGAAATGAAAGTGAAGAAAGTCCTCATAGACATGATCGTCAAATGGCATCAGGCCGGATACAGCCTCGACGAAATCACGCCACTGGTTCCACAAGTACCCAAAGAGGAAATCAAAGCGATCATCCAACACACCCGCGAATAACAAGAAACCCGACCTTCCGGCCGGGCTCCTGGCATCACCACAAACCAGACTACACCCGCCGGAGGGAATCGAACAAATGAACGAACAAAACAACGAATCCCAACCAACACCAAACCAGACACAACCAGCACAAACCAACCAAAACAAGCCAGCGCTCGCCGGCGTGTGCCTCGTCTGCGGCGGGGGATGCGCTGTCGGCGACACCATGTGCGCAAGATGCGATGGACTGATGCGCGGCTGGCTGCGGGAATATCCATCATGGTTGGATTCGCTGCATGAGTTCCTGGACTCGACCGCGCACTACGGAGGCCGCCAGCCTGGACGTGTCAACCTTCCAGCCGCACCGACGCCAATCCGATTGCCGGTGCTCGACCACATGCAGGCCATCGAGGATGCCGCGATCGCACTCTGGCGCCGGTTGTATGCTCCGCCTGCCATGCCTTGGGCTACCTGTGGCGTGCATCCGCCGCTGGTGGACATGCTGCGTGTCTGTGCCGGCAGTCCTCGACTGCGCCGCCTGCCTGACATCGCCGACTTCTACCATGCGTGGGAGTCGATGGTTCGAAAGACGCTGGACATCATCGACGTGCCGCCTGCGAAACATGGCATCGGAAGATGCCCGAACCCGCTGTGCGGCGTCGAATTGACAGCGGAGGTCGGCGCGGTAAGTGTTGACTGTCCGGTGTGCGGCAACACTTATCGCGTGGTCGATGTGCGATTGGGATTCCTGCGGGAGTGCATCGAATCGGGCAGGGCGTTCACGGCGCAAGCGTGTGCGGAGCTGTTGCGCGAGTGCGGCTTTCAGTGCAGCGTTAACACGATCTACTCGTGGCGCAAGCGTGGCAGGCTCCAGCCGTCCGGCAGAAACGAGAAGGGACAGCCGCTGTACCGCCTGTCCGACGTACACGCGCGCCTCGCCCGGCATGACGTGATTTGACATTTTTCGAAGTGCAAGGCAGAATTGTCAGTGGATTAAAGGGTTCAAACCGGAAAACGGTTTGAACCCTTTTCATATCCACCGATGGATTCTCCTAACTCCTTGGGTTATATCCCGTCCTGTCCGAACGGCATATCGGACACGCTCCGCCCACTCCCGTCAGAGTGGGCATACCTCAATGTGGCAGGCAAGCCAATCCCGTGCTTCCGTGATGCGGTGATGCTCAAATCCGCCTGTCCATGCCTTCGTAGGAATCAGTGGTAGATCGTACCGGCCGCGAGTTCTTTCTCTCTTCCTCGCTGCTGCGTGTAGTCGCGGGTTCGAATCCCGCCGGAGGCACCCTGTACCACCTGACCATGGCGAGTAGATGGCGGCTGATGCGCAATCAGATGAACTGGAACAACAGCGACAGAAGACTCAGACTCCCCGATGATTGGGAGAAGCGCAGGGCCATGGTCAAGGCCCGCGCGCATGGACGGTGCGAAGCGAAGATCCACGCGAAGGACTGCAACGGAATCGGAACCGATTGCGACCACATCGTTCCTGGAGACAACCACTCTCTGGAGAATCTTCAATGGTTGAGCTATGCTTGCCACAAGGCGAAGACGGCGCGCGAAAGCGCTGAAAGGAACAGCAGATACAAGAAACTGAGAAAGCATCCGAATGAACGTCACCCCGGCCTGATAGGCCGCTGATCTGGTGTCGATGCCGGTGGGGGAGGACTCCGCCGGCACAGGGGCTCTAACCGCCGATAGCAACTCCGGTCATACGTACGCTTCTCCGCCCCGTTTTTCGGGCTTCGACTTTTTCTCTCGTCTTATCGAGATTGCCCCGCATACCCCTGTTTCTGTGCCGTGTGGATATGGCGCAGCTTTTTGCGACGCCTTCCGCGTTTTTCCGGACAAACGTTTTTTACCAATGTCACGAAATAATAAAAACAGTTGAAAATACTGGCGTACAGCGTTTTTTGAGAGAAAAACAAATATAATGGGGAGTATGAACACCTGCGAAACATGCGGAATCGAGCTCCCCGAACAGACCGGACGCGGAAGACGCCGCCGCTACTGCTCCGACGCATGCCGGAAGCAGGCCAATCGTAAAAAACTCACCCCTCCGGCACGCATGGCGATGACGGACCGCTGGGTTAGATGGCGCAAAGTGGTCAGAGGCGACGGGACGACGAAGATCCCGCTGACGATAGATGGCGCTGCTGCGTCCAGCACCGACCCGGACACGTGGAGCACGTTCGAGGCGGCTGAGGAGTCCGGCGTCGGCGACGGACTCGGCTTCGCCCTGGGCGGTGGAATCGCCTGCATCGACCTCGACCACTGCTACGACTCGCGCGGATACCTCGCCGACTGGGCCAAATGTCTCATCGCTCCGGTCGAGGGGAAGACGTGGATCGAGATAAGCCCCGGTGGAGACGGCCTGCACATCTGGGGGCTGATGCCGGAACGCGCCGGAATCAAAGTACGAGGCATCATGAACGCCGAAGCCTACAGCCAAGGCCGCTACATCACGGTCACCGGACGCACGTTCCGCGACTCGCCGGCCAGACTGGCCGACCTCACGTTCCTTTTCGCCCTGCTCGACAGACTCGGATGACCTTACGAAGGGAGGAAGCATGGCCAAGGACGCATCCTCCCGCCGCATGCCGGCCGGACTGATCAAAAACGGCCGCGGCCAACGGCTCTGGCGTGACATCACCGCGAAATGGGAGCTCACCGAAAGCGAGTACCGCACGCTGGAGAATGCCTGCTACACCGCCGACCGCATCGGACGAATCCGCAGGGCCCTCGGTGATGAGCTCACCACCGAAGGAAGCCAGGGGCAGCTCGTCGTGCATCCGCTCCTGCCGGAACTGCGCCGCGACGAGACCCATCTGGCCGACCTGCTCAAACGAATCGACATGCCGGAACCCGAGGAGCAGTCCGAGGACGCCTCGATGGACGGCGGCAGATCAAGCCAGATGCGCGCCACCGTCAACAAGCGATGGCACGACAGCAAATGGGAGAAAGCCTACGGCTGATGGCAAGACTACGCAGCAACCGGAAGACCGCCGCGTTCATCCCGAGCCGCGAAAGCGAGATCCGCGAGATCTCCGACTGGTATCGGGACATGCTCGCCGATGAGACCGCCCCGCAATGGAACACCAATCCGATACTCATCGGCCCGACATGGCGGCGCGACGAACATGGCTGGATCCTCCCGCAGGTGACGCTCGGCTGGCAGTTCCTCGGATGGAGCGGATACTGGCTGCGCAACTCGTCCAAGGGGCTTCCATGGAAATGGACCAGCGAGCAGGCGCGTTTCTGGCTGTGGTTCTGGGCCCTGGACGACCATGGACGTCCACTGCACGACAACGCCGTGCTACAGCGCCTCAAAGGCTGGGGCAAGGACCCGATGGCGGCCGGAGGCGCGTGCGGCGCGTGCTTCGCCCCATTGACGTTCGACCATTGGGATCCCGTGAGCGGCGATCCGATCGGCAGGGACGAGCCGAACGCGTGGGTGCAGGTGTGCGCCGTCAGCCAGGAACAGACCAAGAACACCATGAAGCTCCTGCCCGGCCTCCTGCCGGCGGCCACGCGCAGATACTACGGCATTCAATTAGGCAAACTCAACATGTACGCGATGGGCGACAGCCGGCAGATCGAGGCCGTCACCAGCTCCCCGCTGGCGTTGGAGGGTGGCCGCCCTACCTTCGTGATCCGCAACGAGACCCAGAACTGGAACTCGTCCAACGGTGGCAGCGACATGGACGGCGTCCTCTCCGGCAACGCGGCCAAACGCGAGGCGGGCGTCGCGGTCAAGATGCTCGACATCTGCAACGCCTACCGCGACGGTGAGGACAGCGTCGGACAGAAGGTGCGCGAGGCATGGGATGGCACCCAGGGCGATCCGGACAGCGACGACGAGGGCAAGCGCCCGAAATACATGGACTTCGGCCTGCTCTACGACTCGTTGGAAGCCGCGCCGGACAGTCCGATGACCGAGGATACGATAGGCAAGGTCATCGAGGACGTGCGTGGCGACAGCACCTGGCTGTCCGTCGACCGCATCAGCAAGGAGATCCTTAACCCGAAGAACCCGGTGAGCGAATCACGGCGCAAATGGTACAACCAGTCCACCGCGCCCGAGGACGCGTTCGTGACCCACCAGGAATGGGACCAGAACGAACATCCGGAACTTTCGCTCGAACACGGGGAACGCATCAGCATGTTCCTCGACTGCTCATTGAACGACGACAGCACCGCCCTCGTGGCCTGCCGCATCTCCGACGGATTCGTCAAACCATTGGGACTGTGGCAGAAGCCCGCGGGAGAACGCGGCAAGGAGTGGCGCGTGCCCAGGGAGAGCGTCGACGACGTGGTTCGCGCGGCGTTCCACGCGTACGACGTGGTCGGCTTCTTCGGAGACCCCAGCCACGTGCTGGACTCCGAAACCGGCCTGAGATACTGGGACACCCTGTTCGACCGGTGGCACCGCGACTACGGGCGCCGGCTCAAGACGTGGGCCGTCCCGTCCGGCCGTGACAGGCACGCCGTCATGTTCGACATGATCAACACGGACATCCAACGCAGGTTCGTCACCGCCGTCGACCAGGCGTACACCGACATCGCGGAGGGCGACTTCCCCCACGACGGAGACGCCAGACTGCGATTGCACATGCTCAACGCCAGACGCCAGCCCACGAGGGTCGGCATGAGCATCGCCAAGGAAAGCCGAGAGTCGAAACGCAAGATCGACCTCGCGATATGCGCCATCGGAGCGCGCATGGTCAGACGCGAATACCTGAACAGGAACTCCAGAAGCGGAGGAGGACAGCTATGGTGACCACCACCAGCTACGACAACGAGAAACAGGCGTTCGAAGCGCTGAACACACTACTCATCCCGGCGTTCGACAACGAAACGCCGAAACTCAACAGAATCGACCGCTGGTGGCGGTGGAACCCCAAACCCATCCGTCTGAACGCCGGAGCGACCCCGGAGCACCGCATGCTGCGCAACATGGGCGAGACCCCATGGCTCGGCCTCGTCGTCACCACGCTCGCCCAGACCCTCTACCTGGAAGGCGTCGACTCCGAGACGCAGGACACCGAAGACGCCAGACGCTTCTGGGAGCCATGGCAGCGCAACCGCATGGGCGAACGCCAGATCGCGCTCCACCGCGAGGCCATCGCATACGGCACCGCATACACCGCGGTCCGAGGCGAGGAATCGGCGGACGGGCTCCGCGCCCGCATCGACTGCTGGAGTCCACGCGACGCGATCGCCCTCTACAACGACCCCGCATCCGACACTTGGCCGCAGATCTTCATGCGACGCCGCAAACTCGACGACCACGCCGTCGAATACCAGCTCTGGGACTCATGGAACATCTGGACATGGCGCAAGATTGGTGGAACATGGCAATTCGACGGCGAGGCGCCACACGGCGTGGCCTCGCCGGACGGCCAACCGGTATGCCCGATCGTCAGATACTGCAACCAACGCGACCTGCAAGGCCGAGTGCCCGGAGAAGTCGAACCATACATCCGCATGGCCAGCCGCCTGAACAAGGACAACTACGACCGCATGCTCGCCCAGCACTACAACAGCTGGAAAGTCAAAACCGCCACCGGCCTCGACATGAGCGGACTGACCGAAGCGGAAAAGGAAGCCAAGAAACTCCAGATCGAACACGACAGCGTCCTCGCCGGAGGCATGGACGTGAAATTCGGCAGCCTCCCGGAAACCGACCTCGCCAACATCGTCGCGGCCAAAACCAGCGACGTCGAGGAACTCGCCGCCGTCAGCCAGACCCCGACCACAGCATTCGGCAAGATGACCAACGTCGGCGACGCCGGCATCGAGGAATCACGAGCCGGATTCTACGCGAAAAGAAACGAGCGGCGACGCGCCTTCGGCATCAGCCACATGGACACGCTCCGACTCGCCTCATCCGCCGAAGACCGACCCGACGACGCCGCCAACTTCCACCTCTTCCCCAAATGGGAGGACACCGACACGCGAACCATCAGCCAAGCAGTCGACGCACTCGGCAAAGCCGTCCAAATGCTCCACGTCCCCGACCAACTAGTCTGGGACATGATCCCCGGCATCTCCAAACCACAAGCCGACGCATGGCGCGAATACGCCGCACAACACCCAACCGCCGACGACATCGCAGCCCAAATCCAAATCGGACAACTCAACGGAAACGGGACATACGACGATGGCATCGACAGCTAAAGGCACCCTCCTGACCGACCAGCACCGCAGACGACAGGTCGCGCTCGCCATCACGGCGGACAGCCAGATGCGCCGCGTGTGGGACAGCACCCTCGACGTGAACGACCTCGACCATACGCAGCCGATCTGGAAGAAGGCGATGCTCGACCTGCTCGGACAATGGTGGAGGGTCAGCGCCGACACCGCGGCGCAATACCTGCCACGGTTCCGAAAAGCCGAAATCGGTGATGGGAGCGTGACAGTCGGCGTGCCCCGCTTCAACCGGAGCCAGGCTGGGAAACAACTCGAATGGGGTGGAGTTGCAAACGTCCTGTGGCACGTGGCCATGGGACAGACGCAGGAGGCCGCGTATCTGGCCGCGCGCGAACTGTTCATCGGCATGTTCCACGAGGCCGTGCTCACCGGAGGACGGCTCACCCTGCAGCAATGGGCAGCCAAGGACGCGCGCGCCTCCGGATGGCGTCGCGTGTCGGACGGGCACCCATGCGCGTTCTGCGCGATGCTCGTCGGCCGCGGTCCCATCTACACAAGCGAGCGGACGGCTTTGCTTCGCAAGTCCGACGGCGAGAAATTCCACCCGCACTGCGGCTGCACCGTCGAGATCGTGTACGGCGACTGGAACCCGTCCGACAAGGAGAAGCAGTGGATCGACGACTACTACAGAGCCGCCGAGAGCCTACCAAAAGGCACAGCGAGAACATATGACCGGATCCTGCCGATCATGCGCAGGACCGGAGACTACCGCGACTCGCACGGTTACAGGGGCACACCTGAATACCGTGCGAAGATCAGCAAGGAACGCGCCGAAAAACGCAGTGAGATACTCAGGAAACGCGAGGCTGACCTAGCCAAGGTCCTCGCGCATCCAGGAAAGCCGATGAGCATCACCCAGGCCGACAGGGGAGCGTCCAATCCCGGATTCGCCGACCATAAATGGGGATGCTCGATCAACTGCCAGTCATGCGTCGTCGCATATGACGCCAGAAGGAAAGGCTATGATGTCGAGGCCAGGGCGAGGACCAGCTCATTGCAGGACAGGTTGTCGGAAAACCCGAACGGCATGTGGGTCGACCGAGCGACCGGACTGAATCCGCGTATCCTCACCGTCGGCAGCCCGAACCGCAGGAATGTCGTGGACAGGATCGAACGGTACATCGGCACCGGCCAGCGCTGGTGCATGCGTTTCGGATACACGAACCAGCGCGAGCAGGGCCACATCGTCATCATCGAACGTCCCTCGGCACGCACCAACGGGGGCAAACCCATCGTCATCGACCCGCAGAACGGCAGGATCTCCAGATTGGATGACTATCTCGAGAGGGATATCATCGATGTGAGAAGCGTGCGCATGTTCCGCGTCGACGACAAGGACATCGTCCGGAAGCATGCGTCCGAGGTCATCAAACCGGGAAAGGCGGTGCGACGATGAAGACGAGACGCGAACTAGACAAGGCCGCCGAGGAATTCGCCAAGCGGAACGGCGTCATACTGCACGAGCCTGAAGGAATCTACGACGGTCTGGCGCTCTACTACTACACCTGGCCGGGAATGGTGAAAGGCGGATGCTACGGCCCACCGGCATACATCCTCGTCGACGTCGAAACCGGCGAAGCGCAGTGGGAAGCCAACACGGACATCGACAAGTACATCTCCAACGAAGTCCGCAGGAACCTCAAGCCAATGCCGGAAGCCTAAAAGCCGAACATCATATCTTTAGCCCATCGGGAAGCCCCGACGGGCTTTTTTCATGCCCGCAGGACGGGCGGAAACAAAAGGAAGGAGCCCACAGTGGCAGACGACAACCAGCAGGACGGCAACGTCCAGAACGAACCCGACGGCACCCAACAGCCCGAACCGGACGCGAACAACACGGAAGGACAGACGGACGGCCAACAGGAGCCGCAAGCCCCATGGGAACGCGAAGGCCAACAGTTCGACCCCGCCACCGCTTGGAAACTCATCCAGAACCTCCGTGAGGAGAACGGCACCCTCAAACACAGGAACGGCGAACTCGCCGACAAGAACCGCGAATACGAGGACGCCAAACTCACCGAAACGGAGAAAACCCAACGAGACCTCGACGAAGCCAACCAGAAGATCGCACGCCTCGAAGCCGACAACGCCTGGAACCGCGCGCTCGCCGCGCATCCGCAGCTGACGGCCGAGGACCGCGAACTGGTGGGAGAGGGAACACCGGAACAAATCGAGGCGAGGGCGGCGAAGCTCGCAGCACGATACGCCGCGCAGGCCACGGCGCAGCAGAAGCCCACCAATCCGGCGAACAGGGCGAAGCCGACGGGAGGAATGGACCCGACCAAACCGTCTAGTCCGTCCGACTGGATGCGCGACGCCTTCGACAACAACGACTGACCGCCATACAAGGAGCAGACAATGGCAAACAATTTCAATTCCAGCATCCAGCGCAACGACCTCGGACAGGCCCTCATCCCCGACGAGATCAGCCAGGAGATCATCCAGACCATGCCGGAGAAGAGCGTCATGCTCACCCGCGCGAAGCGCATGAGGATGAGCACCAAGAAAAAGACCCAGCCGGTCCTCGCCACCCTTCCGGAAGCCTACTGGGTATCCGAAGGCGGACTCAAGGAGACCACCAAGAGCGGTTGGGAGGACGTGAACATCACCGCCGAGGAACTCGCCGTGCTCGTCCCGATTCCGGACTCCGTACGCGAGGACGCGTCCATCAACCTGTTCGAAACCATGAAGCCGCTGATCGCCGAGGCGTTCGGCAAGAAGATCGACCAGGCCGCCATCTTCGGCGTGGACAAGCCGTCCACATGGGGCAACGACATCCTCACCGGCGCGAAGAACGCCAAGAACACCATCACCCAGGGCACCGGCAAGGACCTCGCCGCCGACGTGGCGTCCCTCGGCAAGACCCTCGCGAAGGAAGGCTACGCGATCAACGGCTTCGCCAGCAAGCCCGGCCTCAACTGGGAGCTGACCGAACTGCGCGACGCGAACAACCGTCCCATCTACACGCCGAACCTGACCGACAAGCAGCCGTCCAACCTGTACGGCTACCCGTGCAACGAGGTCCTCAACGGCAGTTGGGACGATTCCAAGGCGGTGCTTCTGGCGGCCGACTGGTCGAAGTTCATCGTCGGCATCCGACAGGACATCACCTACAAGGTGTTCGACCAGGGCGTCATCTCCAACTCCAGCGGCGCCATCGTATACAACGCGATGCAGCAGGACAGCCAGATCATGCGAGTGGTCATGCGCGTCGGCTTCCAGGTCGCCAACCCAGTCACCCGTGTGGCCAAGAAGGGCACGCAGTATCCCGCCGGATTCATCGTCCCGGCATCCTCGGACGCTCATTCCGAATCCCTCTGACGGGGAGGCGCATGATGGCGCGTGAACCATTCGCCACCGTCCAGCAACTGGCCGAATGGCTCGGCGAGGACATCGACGAGAAGTCGGCCGACGGCAAACGCGCCGCCATGGCGCTCAGATTCGCATCCAACCGCATCCGCGCCTACACGCGACGCGAATGGTCGGAACCCGACCTGCCGGAGGACCTACAGGACGTGTGCATCACATGCGCCGGACGCCTGTGGAGCAATCCGAACGCGGAAACGCAGTGGACGCGCCAGATCGACGACGCCATGGACGGAGGAAGCCGGAAGGTCGACGAGGCCGGAGCCTACCTGACCGCCAGCGAAAAGGAGACGCTCGACCAGCTCGTTGCCGACCAGTCCCCGGTCATCGCCGGACTCGGAATCCTGCACTCCACCAGAAACGAATCCGCCAACACGGACATGAGCCGGTACTGGACGGATGACGAGGACGGCGAACCGTTCCTCATGATGAAGGTGACGGGATGAACAGGACGCTGATGAGAATGCGCCGTTGGGCGGAAAACCTCATGACCGACCGGATACGCGTCACCGCGCCCGGCACGGTCATGGTCGACCCGTCCACCGGAGCCGAAACCGTGTCACAGCGAGTCGTCTACGACGGCAAGGGAAAAGTGCAGACGGCCGGCGGCATCGCCGGACAGCAGCACAACGTGAACGGTGACGGCTCCGTCGGAGCGTTCGTCCCGGAATGGGGCCTCTACCTCCACCTGCCCGTCACGGCCACGACTCCACGCGAAGGATACGAGGCCACGGTCGTGGCATCGTCCGACCCGGCGCTCGTCGGACGCCGATACCGGCTCGTGAACATGCAATCCGAGAAGACGCACGCCACCGCCAGAAGATGGAACGTGCAGGAGATCCCGATGGAAGGAGGCTCATAGTGCGCATCGACTCCCATGAGCTCGACGAACTGGCGAGAAAACTCACCGTCGCAAGCGTCCGCGCGCCTATCAAAGCGGCCAACGCCGTCAAGAAAGGCGCCCAGAACATCAAAACCGCGGTCAAAGCGGATCTCGCGTCGAGCAGCCATTCGAACTTCCGTCGAATCCCCATCGCCTATGAGATCAAAGTCGACGGCCTGCGGGTGGAAGCGGACATCGCGCCCGTCAAGACCGCCGGCGGTCTCGCCAACATCGCGTTCTTCGGCGGCGCCCACGGCGGAGGCGGCACCCACCGCTTCTACGAGCACGGCGAACAGGAATTCGAAACCACCGCCCGATACGTCGAGGAAGCCGGGACTAGCCTATGACCGACTACATGAAAGTCAGGGAATCCGTCCTCCGACTCGTCGGCGACATCCACGGATGGGACGTGTACACGGACGGCATCGCACCGGCCGGCAAAACCCCGCCATGGGTCGTCATCGGACTGACCGAAACCAGCCGCACGCACACGGAAAGCCAATCCACCGACCTGCACATCGGCAGACTCGACATCCGCATCGTCGCACGAAGCCAGACGAGCGTCGACACGCTCGCCTCGCATCTCACGGAAAGACTCGACGGAGCCCGACCCGACATGCCGGGACTGTCCCCGCTCATCGGAGACGTGGACACCGGCAGCACCCCAAGCGACCTGACCGACCCCGACACCGGCACGCCATACATGATGCGCGTGCTCACATGGCGGATCGGCTGGCCGGAAACAACATGAAAGGAAACACCATGCAGAAAGTCCCAGCACATCTCGGAGACGGCGAATTCCGAACCATCATGGTCGAGGAATCCGGCATCAAAAACTATCTGAAACCAACCGCCTCCGAACTCAACAGCGGCTCCAACCTCGACCTGAGCCCCTACCTGTCCGCCACCGGCTGGCACCTCACCCACAGCCAGGACATGGTCGACGACGACCGCGAATCCTCCGCCACCGTCGGCCAAATCCCCGGCCAGGAAAAATTCTCCGACGGCAGCATGGACCTCATCGACAACGTCAACACCTCCGACGCCGCCAACTTCAACAAAGCCGTCGACACACTCACCTGCGGCAAACGCTGCTGGATCGTCCGCCGCCGAGGCAAGACCGTGGACGCCCCATTCGTGGCAGGAGACGTGATCTCCGTCTACCTCGTGACCATCGGCATCAAAATCCCCGTAGCCCACAGCATCAACAGCCGCCAGATGAGCACCATCAACTTCAGCGCCGACCCATGCAGCAAAGAGGAAACCATCACCGTCGCATGACAGCCGGCCACAAAACACGCCCCGTGCATTCAGACCCGTTCGGCACGGGGCGCCATTTAAAACCGAACGGACCGACGAACGGACAAGGACAGACTTTGGAAATCACCGTAACCCGCCCGACAGGCCAACACCGCATCATCACCGACATGCAGGCGCTCGCGGAAAGCGTGCGCCTCGGCAACAGGATCCTCGAACTCGACGCCGCCGCGGACGCGACCGAGGCGGAGGCATCCGAACGCCGCAAGGAGCAGGACGCGGTCCGCAAGCAGTTGGACTCGCTGTTGAAGAGCGTCGAACACAGGACGCTCGTGGTCACGCTCCGCGGACTGAACTCCAGCCAGTGGTCGCAGATCACCCTCAAAAACTCCAGGACCGTGCAGGGGCGTGTGATCAAGGACCTCCCCGCCATCGCCAAGGAAGCCGCGCCGCTCATGCTCGAATCCGCCGAATGGGCCAACGGCGATGACATGGAGTTCACCGGCACCGAGTTCGCGAAGCTCATCGATTCGATGACCGACAGCCAGGTCAACGCGCTCATGCAGACCGTGCAGGAACTCAACACTCCGGTGGTCGAAATCCCAAAAGAACTGACGCGGCTGGCCTAGCGGACAGGCTTGAATACGCGCCGGCCCTGCTCAACGACCTGCGGTGCGCGCGGCGACTCGGAATCAGCCTGAAACGATGGCTCGGATGGATGCCATCGGCAGAGGATCCCGTCGAATGGGACGAGACCGAACGCGACTGGATGCGCGCGCTCGACCTGTATGAGAAACTCCACGAATGCCCGCTGTGCGGACTGAGCACCGACCTGTGCCACGATCAGGGCAAAGTCGACCAGTTGTTCGCCGGAGCGCAGGTGGAGACCTGCTGGATCACATTCCAGCGAGAACGCGCCATGCGCAAATACGAGGAATCCGGCACGGTGCTCGCGCCGCACGCGCAGACCGCGAACCTCATCCCGAGAAACTGAACAAGAAGGAGCCGTCAAATGGCGTTGAACGAGAACATCATGATCCGCCTGTCGGCCGACACCTCGAACTATTCCACGAAGATGGCCGCCGCGAGCACGCAGGCGGAGAAGCTCTCCACCGCCTTGGAGAAGCCGGGCAGCAAATCCCGCATCGCCACAAACCTCATGGCCGGAATGGGATTGGCCGCCGTCGCGTTGGGCGTGTCGTCCACGAAGATGGCCGCGGATTTCGACCAGAGCATGAGCACCATCCAAGCTGACTTGCAGGCGTCCGACGGCGACATGCAGAAGCTGCGCGCCGCGGCCATCCAGGCGGGCGCCGACACCGTCTACAACGCGAACGAGGCGGCCGATGGCATCGACGCGTTGGGCAAGGCCGGTCTGTCCACCACGGACATCCTTTCCGGTGGCTTGTCCGGAGCGTTGAATCTGGCCGCTTCTGATGGCATGCAGGTCGGCGAGGCCGCCGAACTGATGAGCACCACGCTCAAGCAGTTCAACCTCGAGGGCGCGGACGCCGGCAAGGTCGCGGACGCGCTGGCAGCCGGTGCTGGCAAGGCCGTCGGATCCGCGCACGATCTCGGTCTTGCGTTGAACCAAGCCGGTCTGATGGCGAACAGCATGGGCGTGAGCATGACCGAAACGGTCGGCACCTTGTCCGCGTTCGCAAACGCCGGCATGATTGGTTCCGACGCCGGCACTTCGTTGAAGACGATGCTCCAACGCCTGTCGAACCCAACCAAAGAGGCACAGGCGCAGATGGACGAGCTGGGCATCAGCGCATACGACGCTTCCGACCAGTTCGTCGGCCTGGAGAACTTCGCCGGCCAGTTGAAGACCTCGATGAGCGGATTGACGCAGGAGCAGCGCAACGCCGCATTGAGCATCATCTTCGGCTCCGACGCGGTCCGTGCCGCGAACGTCCTGTACTCGGAAGGCTCCGACGGCATCGCCGGATGGACGAAGGCCGTGTCCGACAGCGGATTCGCGGCCGACGTCGCATCGAAGAAGAACGACAACCTCAAGGGCGACATCGAACAGCTCTCCGGCAGTTTCGAAACCCTGATGATCAATCTCGGCGAGGGCTCGCAGGGAGTGCTCCGCAACCTTGTGCAGGGATTGGACACGCTCGTCAACGCATTCTCCTCCCTGCCGGCCCCGGTCCAGCAGGGAGCGGTTGCGATGACCGCCGCAGTCGGCGGAGCCTTCGCATTGCACAAGGCGTTGGGGCCGTTGGAGAAATCCTCCGGAACCGCCGGCAACGCGATCGCCATGCTCATCGATCCGATACAGCGTGCCAAGACGGCGGCCCCGCAGCTGGCCGAAGGATTGATGCAGGTCGGCTCGTCCATGGGCGCGGCCATGAGCGACATCGCCACCGGAACCGTCACACTCGGCAAGGGCGAGACCGCGCTCAACGGCTTGAAAAAGGCCGGTTCCGGCGTCATCGACCTGCTGGGAGGACCGTGGGGCGTCGCCATCACAGCGGCCACGGTGGTCCTGGGAACGTTCATCTCCGAACAGCAGAAAGCCGAGGAACGTGCCACACAGTTGTCAACCGCGCTGCAGGACGGAGCGTCAGCGGCTCAATACTATGAGAAGGCGTTGGCCGATTCCAGTGGGGCGAAGATCACCGACAATTGGCTTGGCAGACTCACCAGCGGCTACGACAACGTGTGGCAGGCAGTCGACAAGGTCGGCATCAAACACGCCACATTCATCAACGCCATCAAGGGAGAGAAGAACGCCGTAGGCGAGGTCAACAAAGAGATCGAAGCATACCGGAAGCAGCTCGCCGACCAAGGCGGCATGTTCACCGGCAACGAATACCGCGTCATCTCCCAAAGCCTCACGGAACTGCAAGGCAACTACAAGGCCAGCCAGTCCGCGGCCGCGGACCTCGCCCAAGCCGACAAGGAAACCACCCAGGCAAGCCTAGACAAGACCGGAGCCCTCCTGACAGGAGCCGCCGCGGCCAGCCAATCCGCATCCAGCTCCCAAGACGCGGCCAGCGCCGACGACATCCTCGCCGAAGCGTTCGGAGCGACCAAGGACGCCGCCAGCGACACGGCAGGCGCACTGTCCGAAGTCATCGACGCGATGGAAACCTACTACGGCTTCGCCATCAACTCATCCGACGCGCAAGTCAACCTCGCCGACAAGATCGCATCCGCGAACGACACCATCGGCAAGAACGCCAAAACCCTCGACCTGACCACGGAAGCAGGACGCAAGAACCAAAGCGCGTTGAACGACATCGCCGACGCCGCACTCAAATGCGCCAAAGCCCAGGCCCAGAACGGAGACAGCCTCAACGACATCTACCCGAACATCGACAAGGCGCACGACGCGTTCACCAAACTCATGCAATCCCTCGGCAAAACACCGGAGGAAGCCGAAGCCGCCGCACAATCCTACGGCCTCACCCGCAAAGCGGTGGACGACCTCGTCAACAGCCTGCAAAACACCCCAGACTCGAAAACAATCGAAGTCAAAGTCACCGGCGACGCGGTCGCCAAATTCGAACAGGTCAAACTCGCCGCCAAGGAAACCCCGGACGGCAAACACGTCACCATCAGCGGCGACAACACCGACCTGATGAAGAAAATAGCCCAAGCCGCAAACACCAAAATCGACACCAAAACCGGCACCCTCACCCTGGACAGCGACCAGTACATGATCGCCCTCGCCATCGCGAACGGAGCCAAAGTGGACGACAAAACCGGCTATCTCAAAGGTGACAACTCGGACGCGATGAAGAAGTTCCTCGAAACGCAGGGATGGAAACTCAACGACAAAGGATTCATCGTCGCCGCCGACGGCTCACCCGCCATGAGCGTGCTCACCAACCTGAGCAACTACCAGATCGCCGACAAATACTTCCAAATCCACGGAAGCTACGTCGACGAATCCGGAGGCACATACTCATCCAACGGATACCGTCCGAAAGGAGCCACAGGCAACATCCCGACAGGAGCAACCGGCGGCATGTACGACGGCGACAGATTCCGATATGCCAACGGAGGCTACGCCTTCAACGGCTACGTAGACCCAAAATGGGCCCCCGGCACCGCAACCAGCGACAGCGTCTACCTTGACAACAGCCGCATCGCACGAGGCGAATACGTCGAAAACGCGCTCGCCACCAGCTACTACGGCGTTCCATTCATGGACGCGCTGAACAGGAGAGCCATCCCGCGCGAAGCATTCACGGCTACCGGCACGCAAAACGTGTCGGTTACCGTTGACACGGCCAGTGTCGTAGCCGCGATCACGAGCCTGCACGCGGACCTTGGCAACATCCTCTCCGAACACGACGGGGGAGAAAACGTCACATACCGCGATCTCGTAAGGATGGTCCGCAAATGCATGCGCTGACATACCACAGCCACGACGGACATGCCGTCGACCTCTACTGCGAGCGAACATGGACGCCGAATCTCAGCGAGGTCAGATCCACACAATGGAACTACACGCTCGGCGCGCGAGGAATCACAGGATCCAGCAGAACCGCGACTGAAACCACCATAACCGTCACGACACGCAACCCCAGTGACCTCGACAGGCTCCAAGCGCTGGCCGACACGGATGTGGAAGCACTCGCACCAGGAACAATCACAGTCAACGGTGAATGGTCACAGAAAGCATTCATCGTCGGCACCGATGTGCAATCGCCGACACCAAGCCCGACACTCGCCATCGTCACGTTCCGGATCGTGCTGTGCGACGGCCTATGGCGTCATCGTCTGCCGGCGCAGAGATTCACTCCGGTGACGGTGGAATCAGGGAGTGCGCTTGACATGCCGCATGATCTGCCGGCTGACCTGGCCTGTCCCAAAACCATCCAGCGGATCTCGAATCCCACGGTCTCCCCGTGCGGATTCGTCTGCAGGATCTTCGGACAGGCCACGAACCCGCAGTTCACCGTCGGAGGGAACCTTTACCGCTTCGACGATGTGACGGTGCCGGCCGACGGGTATATGACCGTCACGGCCACCGCGTTGGAGAAAAGCATCAAGGTGACCGACGGGAACGGAGATGTGGCGGACCATTTCTCCAGTGGCGCCCGAGGTGTCGGGAAGGGGTGCGGAACCTACTGTTTCGAACCGATACCATCCGGAGAGAACATCCTGACATGGTCCGGAGGGTTCACCATCGAATTCGACTTGTATGAAAGCTCGGGGGCACCACCATGGTCGACGTTATCCTAGCCGACGCGAATATGAGACCCGTCTGTTGCGCCACCGACGCGTCCCTCGACTGGGCGGCTGGAAGCGGCGAGAACGATTTCGAACTGTCAATTCCGGGAACGGAATGCGCACTCGGATGGTATTTCTGGATCGACGGCACCGACATCGGAGGACGTGTGACCGACCGGAGAAGCGTCGTGTCGGGAACGACGTCGGACGTCTCATGGCTCGGCGCGAGCTGGACGGGACTGTTATGCGGGAAAATACTTTCCCCGGATCCCAAACAGGATTACCTCGTCGTTTCCGGTAGCCTGTCCCACGTGCTCTCCTCACTGGTCAAAAGAATCGGACTGGAGAAAGTATTCACGGTGCGCGCCGGAACGAAGAATCCCGTCCTATCCGGATACAAATTCCAGAATCCACGCTATGTCGACGCCTACACCGGCATCAGCGCGATGCTGGAATCCTGCGGCATGCGGCTGGACTTCACCGCCAAGGACAACCGCATCGTCATGTCCGGCCAGCCTGTACGCACCCTCGACGGCACCTTGGACTCCGACCTGGTCGATTTCACCGCGGAGACATGCCATCGGACAGTGAACCATCTGATTGGCTTGGGACAGCAGGAACTCGCCAACAGGCTTGTGAGCGAATGGTACGCCGACAAGGACGGAAAGGTCTCGCAGAAGCAGACGCTGTTCGGGGTCGACGAAGTGGCGCAGATCTACGATTATTCGTGCGCTGAGATGCAGACGCTGTCCGACAACACGAGAAAACGCCTGCAGGAGCTTCAATCCGGAGGAAAGGTCGACGTGACCCTACCCGACCATGCCAGCTCGCTCATGCTTGGCGACGGCGTGGTCGTGTCCGACAGGAACTCCGGTCTGAGTCTGACGGCGAAGGTCACCAAACGCATCGCGAAAATCAATGGCGGCATCCTCGACATCACATACGAGGTGGGACAACCGGACGATACCGAATCGTCGGTAAGCCAGTCGTCGGGATCATCCGCCACAGGGGCGTCCGGCGGAACGTACACCGCAGGCAAGGGTATTGGCATCGCCGGCAACGTCATCAGCGCGGAAGTCGCCAATGCAGACCTTGAATCATTCCGGGCGCAATCGGACGCCAAATACCAAGTCAAAGGCTCATACCTATCTGGTCTCTCCATCGGATCCGTGACCACGCTCCAAGCTGGCGCGTCAGCGTCGGCCACATTGACCGGCGCCGGTAGCGACAAGACCCTCAATCTGAGCATTCCACGCGGCGAAACAGGGGAGCGGGGGCCACGTGGAGAATCGGGACTGGCCGCCCTGACGGCCGGTCGGACCTATTCCGGCTCATGGAACGTGGACGCGGCATCGGTGTTCTCAGCCGACACGCTATGCCTCAACAGGATTCCGACTGTCGGCGAAAGATTCTTTGCTCTGACCAGAGGCGGGACGACCCTGACATATTTCACGGTCTCTCAGGTCGACGGGACGGACGTCACGATCAAATGCGTGAGCAACACGACGCTGACCGGCAGTAAAGGCGACAAAGGCGAGAAGGGAGACCCAGGCCCGCCGGGACCGAAGGGACCTCCCGGCAACGGAGCGAGTATGACCGACGCGGAGATATTCCTTATCTCCTGGCCGGTCGGAAGCATCTACACATCCGGAACTGCCATCGACCTTGCCGGGACTTTCGGTGGAACATGGGTGGAACTGCCGTCGACCGGCCCATTCACGTATCAAAGAACAAGTTAGAAGGAGGCTTTCCGATATGGGAAGGCAGATCGGTTATTCGAAACTGACGTGCGACAGGTGCGGCAGAACGGCGTTTCTGCAATCAGGAAACGCCGACGCTCAATCATGGTACGACGTCAACCATCTGACATCCGCGTCGGCGGCATCGGCTCAGGCGCCGAGCACATACACGCTTTGCGGGAACTGTTACAAGGCGTTCCAGTCTTTCGCTGCCACAGCGGATGCGGAATTCGAGAAATGGGTGAAGGACGCCGACAGGGAGGGGCAGTCATGACGATTGAACTTGTGGACGGCAAAGCCGGAACCGCGCATATCAGCAGCGAGGACAAGGCGATAATCCACCAAGCTAAATTCGGCGCAGGCGACATGGTGTTCGAGTGGGGTGACGCCATGTCGTGCACCATGCAGTCGGCGAACAAGGCAGTCATCGGCACCGGTTGCGCGTCGATTCAAGGTTTGGATTGGCATATCACCAACGCTGAGACCGTGACGATCCAATCTGGAGCAAGCGGCAAGAACCGTAACGATATCATCTGCGCGCACTATCATCGCGAAGCTTCGACTGGTATAGAAAAAGTGGAGTTGATGGTGTTCAAGGGCACTCCGAGCGATGGCACTGCCGTTGATCCGACTGTGCCATCAGCGAAGATTCTCAATGGAGCAGCTGACGCGTATATGCCTCTCTGGCGCATTCCTCTGACCGGCATCACAGCCGGAACGCCGGTGCGGTTGTTCAATAAACGGTTTGCTCTGTGGGATTCCGTAACCCT